TTGAAGTATCGCGAAATGAGTAAGAATTACATTTTTCGAGAGTTAGAGTGCCAAATGACGAAGGAAGAGGTCGCTGAACTGTGTTTCAAAACTGTGAGAACTGTCACGGGTTGGGATGAAGGAAAACCAATACCGCCCGAGTGTAAAAGACTTATGCGGATGGCTAAAGGTAGGGAGCTCAGCGTTTGTGAAGAGTGGGAACAGTTCAAAATGCTACACGACAGTATGGAGCTGCCAACAGGCCAAGTAGTTAGGCCGCAACAAATATTAGCAGGGATTGCGCTATTGGGGATTCAATCTGAATTAGAGATTAAGACTTCAACGTTTTTGTTAAAAATTGCTCGGTCTATCGCTAAAATTAGGTAGTTAATAGTTCCATAGAACAAACTAAATATATTTACTCGAAATAATAAATAAAAAAGCCGAATCAAAGATTCGGCTTTTCAAGAAGGTAGTTCATATGAACTATTTTGGACTTCTTTTTAACTCTTTAGCTGCTTTACGTGCTTTTCGTGCCATTAGTCGTTGCTGCGCACCAGTCCTGCTTACTTTAGGAGCATTAGGGGCTGCATTTGTCCTTGTTGGTGATACCAAAGCTGCACTCATAGTACTACCTCCTTCTATCATTAAATTTGCCTCATTAACTTGCTTGATTATATCGTTAACTTCTCGATTTACCAAGTCTTTGTAGTCTACGCAACAGTGAGTAAGATTGTCAATTTCTTGCCCTTCTTGCGACCATAACTTTTGATCGATGTCTCCACCAGAACAAATGTCTTCTATGTACGCAATGTTCATTGATGCAGCAATCTGTGTATCTAAACTGCTCCAAGGGTATTGCGATGTCTCGTGCATAAACTTAGCCGCGAATGCACCCCCTGAACCACTATGAATGATACCATTGATTTTACCGAAACCTACTGATTCGTTAGGTAAGAACTCTCCGGTTTCATCATCGAATGTTATAGACGAAAACTCTTCTTCACCATTCAACTCGTCTTGAAGATTTATATAGTTTTCTTCTGATATCACGCCCAAAAGAGATGCTTTCTCTATGAGGATTGGATATTCGTGACCAGAAAAAAACGTAATAGTATCGTCATGCCTTAAATACTTTCTTAAAGGCTTATCAACAGGCTCATTGTCTCGGTTAGTCCAAAGGGAGTCACCAGCAATGAACTTTGCTTCAATTGCTAAGATTGTTGTCATTATAGTATATACATGAATCAATATAGAATACGCATAGTATTTCTTTTTGTAACCAATTGAAAGTTATATCTATAATTTAAGTTACTGGAAAGGTATAGGAGATCTTTTGATAGTTCATGATATGGTAAGGATTGCACTTGTTCTGAGGGGCCGTTTGGATTTGAGATTAAGACTTCGAGTCATTTATTAGGATTTGCTAGAGCGATAGCCAACATCAAAAAACAGGATGAGAAAAGTGTGGTTTTACTGATGCAAGTTCAAAGCTTAATTGATGCCAACTAAAATGATTTGATACTTGTTGATATGGTGGTTGTGACTGGAGTGATGAAAGTCCTTGTTTAAGTATCTAGTCCTCCTTTTTGGTCATATCAAGGAGAAGAAGCCGAACCTTTATCGAGAGGGTTCGGCTTTTTAACTATATAAACACTAATATGTATTAAAATATAATCCGCTACCAAAAGATAAAGAATAATCTTCCCCTCTATTGGCTTCGTTAGTTATACGATCGGTAGATTCTTGACTAACAACAAATGAGCAATCAATAATATATAATCCTTCATCGTGTGTGCGAATGAATACCTCTTCATTGACACATTCACCGGACCACAAAGCAAATCCTTCCGCTGAACTATTAATTCGAGCGAAACTACCAAGAACTGGTGCAGCAGACGAAGTATATAATTTAGCCAGAACAGAGGATGCGTTAAGGTCTACAAACTCAAAAACGTTTCCTGTATTTTCTACTCTAATGGACATAACTATACCAAGTAAGGTTCCATCAGAATTTCTTACTGCTCTAGGTGTAACTTCAACTTTAATCATTGGTTTCGAGGAGAGCTCTTTTTTCGTTTTTTCTAGTTCAACTTCTAGCTTTAGTAACTCCGCCTCAGCTTTACTTTTTGCGCGTAAAGCTTTAAATGTGTAAATAGCCCAAAAACTAGCTACAGCAGCACCAAAAGATACTGCTACTGCCTGAGCAATTTGAGCAAAATTTCTTATTTCTTCAAGTGTCATTTATTAGCTCTATATGTATAACTGCAATTGGGGGAGGAATAATGCAACACCAAAACCGTCTAACATTTACAATACTCCAAGTTTTCGGCTAGAACATAACTCCGTGCACACTAAACTAAAATGCCAAGTGTTGTGAGCGCTTTGTATGTAAAAACACTTCCTATATTTAAATGCAAAACTTTCTGTCTAGTTCTTCATTATTGCAAGTTTACTGATTTTTTTCATTAACAAACAGTGGTTTATCAGCACGAACTCAATGATTAAATCAAAAAGTATGGAGTTATTCTGTATATATCAACGTAAGAAACTAGCGCGCAAGCTTGCAACTAAAGCAATGTCATGTGAGTGCTGATGGATAGGTCGAATTTACCCCCGTGATACAACACGGGGGTTGCTGCCCACAGCGTCGCGCTCGCTGTTCAGCTCTCACGACTCACGCGAAGCTGTGAGCAGGATAGAAAAGAGTTGTTAGTAAGATGGGTTGCAGTAGCAAAAAGCCCCACTGATGTTGTGAGGCTCTGCTAGGGTGATCTTGGCAATGTGAAGGGCTAGTGATGTGGTTTCATCAAGTCAGCTACGCTTCGCTGCTTTTCGGGCATTTGGGGAAGTCATACCCAAGAACTGTATCGAGTGCCCTTATCCCTGCGGGGCGAGTATGTCATTTTTTGACATACTTCCGTTCAAGTATGTCATTCCTCACATGCTGAAGATGTCGACAGACCTTTGAACGTTCTCAACTCTACCACTCATCAAGTCGTTGCCTTCAGAAGCGATAGCAACGCCACTCGATGTAGGTGGACACGTTAAAACCCTCGACACTGATTTAGAGCGCACTTGAATCAAACAATCATCAATCAATTCGAAGCGGTAGCCGTAGCGATTCAACACAGCCGAGCGTATATAAAAGGTGTCTACACCTTTATCTATCCTAAAGACAAAGTCCGAATATTCACCAAAGCCCTTTGGATAAACCGTTCTACTTACTGACGTAAGATAGACCGCTGTAGAGCCGTTGAATACTGGAAAAGCATCAAAGAAAGGATTCACATCATCAGGAAGACTTTCAGCAGAAGCTTGAGAAGCAGCATTGCTAGAACCCACCCGAACAGAACTTTCCCCATCTTCGATAGGAACATTTTTAGATACTGGAATGTTAGCCGGACTGGATAGAGTAGGCGAGTTGGTAGGGGCAGCTGGCGCATCAACCGTTTGAACTTCATCCACATCAGAATCAGATAGTACATAAGATAAATCCCATAGAAATTTGCCAATGGCCGCGAAGCCGATAACGATCGCGAGAATGAATTTTGGTGACTTCAAAACCGAGATGTCAGATTTGGTAGAGTTAAAGCCGCCCGTTCCTGTGGACTGATAAAGCGCGAACACATCAACAGGAATTTTCTTGTTCGTGCTACTGGCCATGTCTGCCTTAGTAGAGGGAGCAGTCTTAGTGGCTTTTGGTGAGTGGTTAAAAATCCTAGGCTTTCGACTTCGAAAGAAAGTATCTGTTGAGCGGTGAGAATAAGCTTCACCGGCACAACCTTTTAACCAAGTCGGGATGGCAGTGTAATCCGGTGTAAGCATGACAATATCCCACTGATATTTTCTATGTCGCATGAAGGCACCGTAGAAATCGAACGGGTAGAGCAGTCTGTTATTTTCATCGAGTTGGGTTCGCTCACAATCGTCAACGTCACCCACTTCAAACGAATCAGGGTCAACCGGAAGCCAACGAGAATAGAACAGTTCTGAAAAGTCTTTAGGTAGGTAATCTACGAACTCAGAGAAGGGCTTTTGTAAGAACTTCTCACGCTTAAATCCTGCTTCGGGACAATACAAATCCTGACACTCATCAATCACAACGAACGCGCCAAGAGGCATCCAGTTGAACCAGTTTTGCCAAAGCATTACGCCCTCAGAAGATCGTGTAAAGATCCTAATCAGTCGTGCTGAATCTGGAAATTTTTCACCTAACAATTCTTCGATAGATTCTTTAGGTTTCAAGCCCTCGATGTTAGTGACAACGATACGCCCATCACGTAAAGCAGGGAGGATTTCGAACCATGTAACGTAAGCGGTTTTATAAGCTCCATTAGAGCCATGACGAAATGAAACAGCCATATCACCACCCCATAATTCTAAGCACAAATGCCGTAGCAAATGCATCAACAACAATTCGAACTGAATCAACAATGCCGAACTGGTAGCAGGCAAAGCGTAAGTCTGAGGGAAGCTTATTAAAGGCCATGTTCAATACCGTGTAGACCTCATATTCTGAAAGCAGCAAAGAGGCAACGCTATAGGCCATTTCTAGCATTTGGATTTTTAGATAGATATAGAGCTTAATGAACCAGAACCAAGCGTATGTAAACACATCCAGAAACAAGTCCGGTATCGTGGCGAAGAAGTCGTAAATGCTACCGAAGACAGAAACGATGTAATCAAGTGCGCTGTAGAAATATTCCATGATTTATACCTTAGAGCGACCAGAAGAAAGCAAGATAAAGCCAGCTAGTAGAGTGGCAAGAAATAAGATAACGGTGCGAATCATATTGGTATTGGTAGAGCCTAAAGAACTGAACAAGTTAAACCCGACATCAACATTCCATCGACTCAGAGAAAAAGTCGTGGATTCATATGAGCCGTTAGAGAAGGACATATGACCAAGCTTTAAAGGGGATTCCTTTACCTTACTTTCAAGTGTTTTTTCTAGGTCATCAATTTCAGTTTTTAGATCCTGAACTGCTGTAGTGAGTACAGTGTTAGTAGCGTATCCATCACCTTGCCCTGGAGCACTGAATGAACCTGATTTTCCAAAGACATCTTCAAGAACGTCTTTGATATCACCTTTGGTAAGGCCATCACCAGAGCCGCCACTATTGCTACCAGAACCAGAACCAGAACCAGAACCGCTATTACCGCCACCACCAGTAGAACCGCCACCACCAGTAGAACCATCACCACCAGTAGAACCGTCACCACCAGTAGAACCGTCACCACCAGTAGAACCATCACCACCAGTAGAACCATCACCACCAGTAGAACCGTCACCACCAGTAGAACCGTCACCACCAGTAGAACCATCACCACCAGTAGAACCGTCACCACCAGTAGAACCATCACCACCAGTAGAGCCGTCACCGCCAGTAGACCCACCAGAACCTTCCGTTCCATCACAGGATTGACCTGAATAGTTATAGTGGCCAAAAGGGCGTGCATCGTTTTGTACACCACCAGAGATCCACGTTCCCTGCATTAATGTGACTTTACAACTATTGTTACAAACTGAACTGACCGATGGAGTACCGATAGGAAAAGTGATCGTCCCTAGGCTTTCTCCTTCCATTTTCTTACAAGGGCTTTCACATTGTCCTGTTTCTTCATTTAGAGTTTGACCAACCGGACAGCCGACAGCACGAGATATCCCTCCAACTTGAACAGCTTTAGAACCGTTAGAAATACAAAGAGCAGAATCTTTATAACCACAGCCAGTAGAGCGAGTGGATGTATAGTCCTTACCTCCATAACTCCAACCTTCACCACTACAAAATGATGGTGTCCATTTAAAAACATCGCCAGAACTCAGACCGCATGTAACTAACGTATCAGTCCATTTATTAGAAATGCTAATTTTGTAATAGCGCCCACTAATAAGTGCGGCATTAGCAGCGCTTGAGAATACGAAAAGCAAAACGAGAACTAGTAAAAAATTTCTCAAACCATTCTCCTAGACTAAAGGATCAAAAAAGGGAGCCGAAGCTCCCAATCAATCAACCCGCGATGACTCCGGTGTAAACCCCATATAAGAATGAGGCACACATTAGAGAGCCAAGAACAACGGAGATAATCATTACTTACGGAGCCAAGACACCACCATACCAAGACCGAAGCCCAGAGCAGCGATACCAATTACACCAGAGGTAGTTGTACCAACCATTGCTTTACCAGAGTTGATAGCGGTAGTGATAGCGGTTTCGTTTGCACTTGCTTCAGCGAACGCAGAGCCAGAAGTAAGAGCGATAGAAGCAAGAAGAATTTTGTTGTTAGCCATTTGACGTAGTTTATTCATAATAATTTTCCTAAAAGGATTAACGAAAGTGTTTTAAGACTCGACCTAATACATGTCCACCAATGAACGTGATTAGGCTCTGTTTAACGACGAACTCATAAAGCGATTCGTCGAATTCCAATAATGACCAATCAAATTGACCATTAACCAAGTGCGTTAACTGCTCTTTAGAGACCAAGACATACTCACAAACATCACCGGATGATTGTTGCAAAATCCCATCAATAACAGTCACGCAAATAGACATAGCACCTAAGACCTAATTACTTAGATTTCATTAAGTTATCGAAGTGCTTTTTAACTTCTTCATCGACAGGAACAAGCTTGCTCACCAAGATATCGAGTGGATCATTTGGGTTAGCACCAAAGCTCAGTTCGTATTCACGGTTAGCAACGAAAGCGCGTGATTGGATAAGCTGACGAGCGTAGGCCACATCAATTTTCAGAGCTTGTTTGTTGTAAGGGATGTCAGTTGAGAAACCGATACCAGTTTGCTGAAACTTCTCGTTATCGACTTCTTCAACAGCACGTAGGACAGACAGCTCCGCGAACTCCATATTAGATTTCGGGAAACGCTTGATAGAGATACCAGTTATTGTAGGCATATTCTTGACTCCAAAATTTCGATTTTCTGTTTAGTGTATTCGTCAGGAATGCCTAACGAGGTTTCAAAGTTGGCGCGTCTATGGTGCGTAGGAATGAGCATTCCGAATGCTTCACCTAAGTCACCCTCAGTCATTGCCACAACTTCAGAAAGTGCTTTACCACATTGGCGACGAGCCCAAGCAATACGAGCAAAGAACTCAAGACCAGCTTTCTTTTTGTTAAGCTCAATCTTCATCGGTTCAGCAGGGTCGATACTTGCTGAAAAGTCACACAGACCAGCAAAGGCCGAAGCAGGCGAGGCGAGTAGTGCCAAATCGCACTTCTTCAATTCCACTTCATTGCGGTACCAAATCACTTCAGGGTCAGCGATGTTTTGCTCGAACTTCTTGTTGTACACACGCCAGTAAATTGCAGAGGTACGAGAGCCAACAAGGACAGCTTCCTCTGATAATTCACCGGATTGTGAAACGCGCTTATGAGGAACCATTGTGGGACCACGTCCACGAGAAGCAGTGCGAAATGCTCCCTCATAAAAACATTTCTCAGCATACTTACAGTCAAAGATTCCGGTGTAGTCATCCACGCAGAGATCTAAACGGGCTAGGCGAGTGATACCCAAAAGTGACAACCACCAATGCACCTTTTTGTGTGTGGTGAAGTCGAACAACTTAGCGCAACCCGTACCATTGATTTGTACGTAAACCGTATCGTTGTTGCCGCCAACACCAACCAGACCGCATTCCACAGTTCCCGTAGAATCGTAAATCACCATTGAATCTTCATAGCCATGCAGGCCACGGCCACGCATAGGAGACAGACGGAAGTTAAAGACTTTTGCCATGAACTCATCGAACCTATCGGCTAAAACCTTACGACACTTGTTACGGTGTAACTCGATTGATTTCTCTATAGCTTCCGATGAGTTAAAGCGACCTTTAACGCTTTGCTTTTTAAACTCTGGGAACTGCATGTTGATAAAGTCTTGTTCGTTCGAGTTGTCCAAATGTCTAAGCGAACCGTATGAAAATGAAAACGCTAAGTGATCCACTTGAACCGGACGAATTTCATCATGAAACTTATGAGGCTTTTTAGATGGCATGGAACACACCCTTAACCAAAAGCTCTTGGTAGTTCTCATCGGTGATTTCAACAACTTGAAATGACACCATGCCGTAGTGAGCTTCCATGAACTGGAAAAAATCACGCGGAGTCTTGAAGAAGTTATGACCCCAAGGAAAATAGGCGTTGATGCCGTGATTGGGTTCGTTGTCGAAGTAGATAGAATCCATGATTAACGTTCCAAGCCGTAGAACACGCAGAACTGTTCAAGCTCTTGGTCGTTATCAAAGGTAAAAGTGAAAGAGTCACTAGAGTTATAAAGTGGATTCTTATAACTGACAGTGTGAAAAAGTTCTTCGCCAATTGTGCGTTGACCCAACTCAAGTTCGCTAACAAGGAACTCAAAGCAGATTTCTAGTGGTGAGTTATGAAGAGACACGGACGCGTGTGTGAAATCTGGGTAGTTAGAGAAGCTAACGTGTTCAGATTTCAAAACAGAGCCGTATTGAATAGATTCAATTTGGAACAT